CTCTTGAACTTCAATAAATGTATCTGGTTTGCCTACCGCATGCTTCAGGTATGAGGTGAAGAACTCGTGCGGGAAATGGGCTTTAGCATAGGCTGTCATGTATGAGTTGTATGCGTAGCTTACGGAGTGAGACTTATTAAAAGAATATCTTTGTGATTTTTCAATCCAACTGAATATCTCTTCTGCCTCTTCTCTAGTTACAACGCCGTTAGACTCAGACTTTTCTATGAAAGACTTCTTAACTTCCGCCATGACGCTAGCTTTCTTTTTACCAATAGCCTTACGTAAGATATCTGCTTCTTGGAGATCAAAACCAGCGATTTCCTGAGCTATGAGAATAGCTTGCTCTTGAAAAACTAAGATTCCATATGTGTTCTTGAGTATAGGTTCAAGTGACTCATGGAAGTACTCGACAGTATCTACTTTATGTTTTCTATCTATGTAGTGCATTGTAAGGGTCTTTCCCTTAACAATAGCTTCTAAACAGCCCGGACGCATAATAGCTATTAGATCTGAGAGCTCATCTATATCTCTTGGTTTAGCCTGTTTCGAAAGAGATCTTCCTAGTTGAGACTCTAGCTGAAAAACACCTTTAGTATTTCCCTCGCATAGAAGATCCCATACCTTTGGGCATTCTAGATTCATTTTAGTGATATCAGTATTGAAGATGACTCTTCCTTCTTCATCTTGTTCTAGCTGGCATCCACAGTCTAAAGTAATCATTCGCTAAAGGCACCTTTGAATTTACTTACACTGGATTGTTTTCTCTGAAACTTTAAGAACTTAACCATTAGCTTTGCTTCATCAATAGTATCAGATAATGCTTCGTGAGCTTGACCGCTTGCTTCAAGGCCAAAGAAATCTCGAAAGGTATCTAGCTTCATACCGTTGGGTTCGTCCAAGTTTTCAAACCAAGTAAATAAAATATCCATCATATCAATCTTCGTAACTGTAGATAAAGGCATCTTAGTTTTATACTTCTCAGAAAGTCTCTTTAGGATAGGCATGTCGAAGCCGATGATATTATATCCAGAAGGAATTGGTTCAGTATACCATTGTCCCGGCCTCTTGTCTACCTCATACTTAGCACAATACGACATGAAGTTTTTCCAAGCCACCTTTTCTGTCTGACCGTTCTTCCAGTCCTTGATGATATCTTCAGACTCTACGCCTCTTGTTTTTGCGTGCCAAGCTATGGTGTCTTGTCGAGCTTTGGTGAAGTATTCTTCATCATCAATGCCGTCGGGCTTGATAGTAACCCTAAAAGCCTGATCTTCTTTTATCTCTAGCGTCCTTGGGTCAACAGGAACAGCCGCCAGCTCCACAGGGTTGCAGCTATGCGGGTCTACGCCGTCTGTCTCCAAGTCAAATACAATAATCCATCTTCTGTTAATCATCTTTTTTCCTCGTTTATAATAAAAAATAACCCTTTTGATTCCTCGTTCACTTCGCAGATAAGAAGGGTTAAACTTACTGGATGAGGTGTAAACGAAACCCCGTGACACTATATTATACTGGTACTTTGTATGTATCTTTGATAATTCCCGGCATTTCCATAATCTTATCTAACATCTTAATACCTAAAACATCTAGTTTAAGAAGACCTGCATCTTCACAGGAAGGCCCTTCAAAGCCAGCAAGCTGACCCTTTCCTTCTTTGTCAATAACCATTGGACAAACGTCGTAGATGGGCTGTGGGGATACAACAACGCCAGCAGCATGCTTAGATTGTATAATCTTTGTGTCTTCAAGTCGGATAGCTTGCTCGAATATCTTAGCAAATTTACCCTGAAGATTTCCATTATCATCGACATAACACCACTCTTTTAGCTTATCTTCTCTGTTCTCAAGAGCCCATGTAATCACAGAAGCAGTTCCTAGTTCGTCTTTCATGTCTTGAAGCTCATCAGAAATCTTTGCTTCATCTAAGATATGTGATGTGATAGCGTTCTGCTCACTGAAACCAATATTCCCTCTTGCTGCCATTACCCTCTTGAGAGCTGCCCTACCTTTAAGGGTTTGAAAAGTTACAATCTGAGCAACATTATCTTCTCCATATTTTTTCTTAATATAATCTATAATATCGTTTCTAGATTGCTTAGGGACATCAATATCAATATCGGGCATTGACACTCTTCCCCCAGCGTTACGACCAGCATTGTAGAATCTTTCAAAAATTAAATCATGACGCATTGGATCGATCTTTGTTATGTCCATTAAGTAAGAAACCATACATCCTGCAGCGCTTCCTCTTCCGGGCCCAGTAAGATATCCTCTCGACTCAGCATACTGTATAATATCTCTAACAATTAGAAAATAACTTGAGAGGTTTGTCTCTGTAAAAATTTTAATTTCTTTATTAACCCTGTCTCCATAGTCACTAAACAAAGAACCCTTTGCGATATGATCCATCTTGTCTGCCCAGCCTAATCTACACAGTTCCCTTAAATAGCTGTTTGGAGACATCCCATCTGGACAATCAAATACGGGGGGATTAGGAGGTCCTAGAATATCATAGTTGGTGCACATATTAGCGATATCTATAGTGTGTTCAAGCTCCTCTTCTGTATGGAACTCCCTCATGTCTTCATAGCTGGGAATATGATAGTTGTTAGAATTAAAGAAAGTCCCTAAGAACTTAGACTTTCCTTGCTTCAATTCTGACTGCACCTGACCAATACTTTTCCTCAGAGATGTGCACAGTAGTACCCTTTGGTCATGAGCATCTTCACGACGACAGTAGTGGGCATCCGGAGTAGCCACACAAGGAATTTTGGTCAGCTTAGAAATTTCTCTTAGCTTTTCTGCAACCTCTTTAACCTTTTGATTTATAAGAGAATCAATAAGCTGGATTTCTATATAGAAGTTTCCTTTTCCAAATGCCTCTTGCAGTCTCTCTGCTTCTCGTATACCATCGCTCTGCCAGTTGGGATTATCTACTACGGCAGTTGCCAGCCTAGAACCCAAGTGTCCGCTAAATGAAACCAGAGAGCCATTAGCTTTTGATGCAAGCTCCATGAAATAGTCAGTGCCTACCCTAGGCTTATGGTAGAAGTGATCTACCTTGTTTGATATAGAAACCATCGAAAGTAGGTTCTTCCAGCCTTTCAAATCTTTTGCTAAAACAACCTGATGGGCTAATTTTGAATTCTCGGGCTCTTTTACTGTAGCATCTCTATTGCTGATATAGAACTCACAACCAAGAATAGGTTTGAATCCTTTTGATATGGTCTTATGAAAGTCGATTGCTCCGCTTACAGTTCCGTGATCTGTCAATGCGCAGGCATCTACCTCTATTTCTTCTAGTCTTTTTGCAATATGTTTTGTTTGGGACAAGCCATCTAAAAGTGAATATTCGCTATGGACATGTAATGGTACGTATTTCATACTAAGGCCTCAGATATGTTTGTGTATAAATCTCTTACAGCTAAATTATACATGTTAACGTGTGTTTTGAAATTATTAGTCTTGTCAATTTTTCCCTTTTCCCAAAGTTCGGATCTCTCCCAAAACTCATTCGCTGGCACAAAGCCGCAAAGCCAGATCTTTTTTAGACCATAATATTGTTTTGGATGAGTCTTTGTCACCCTGTCAAACTCTAGACTAATAAAGGCGTAGATATCAGGTCTTTGATGAGAGCTTGTTTCTGCAACAGAGACATCATAGTTCGGTCTTGGTGCGACAGTACGCCGCTTTGTTTTGACTTCTATTCTTTGAGTTTCTTCTATAACATTCTGAGTCTGAATCAGAAGATCATGATTGTATTTATCTAAACCTCTGTTATTGCTGACTATATCAGCCCCAATATATGCAGCAAGAGCTTCTTCTCCTAGGTATCCAGCTAGATTCCCTGCTCCTTTAAGGATTGAATTATTAATGTATCCAAGAGATGCAGCTTTTTGTTTGGCTCTAGCTATCATTTCTTTATCAAATGGTAATTCTGTAATCATACTTCTCCCGGAGCCTGATACTTCCCAATAGTGTGGTCTGGTGCTGTGCAATTCCCAGTCACCCACTCTATTCCGTTTTCTTTAATCATAGCCATTGTTTGTTCGCACTTTGTGAGTGGAGCACCAAATATATTATATAAAGGTTCGATATGGGTATCTTCATAGGTACTTTTTCCTGCCGCACATAACTTACTGCACTTCCAGCTTTTTATTTGTTGTGGGCGAGTTGTCTCTTTTATGACTTCAAACTTAGCCTTTATCATCTCCATGGTTTCTTCAATGTCACTGTCTTGAAAATGTAAAGTAAAAGGCCCTCCGTCATTCATGAAATGTATGGTGATTAAAAAGGACTTAACGTGTGGATACATTTTTTTTACAGCCAAATGATACATTCTAAGCTGTGGGTCGTTCTGTAACTTAGCAGGAGTCTTCTCTTTCCCTGTCGCCCAGTCAAGGCGTCTTCCTGTCTTCCAGTCAATGATCTCATAAGTATCATCTCCTACGTCCGTTATTAGGTCAATAGTCCCCTTTAAGGAAAGGTTGCCCTCCAGTACTGAGCCATCATCTAGTGTGTAGCTATATTTAGCCCAGTCTTCTTCAACCTCAAAGTCAAAGTGAGGCTCTGCGTCTACCACAAGTCTATTTTTAGGGTCGAACAGTCCATCGTCATCGTTGAATATTTTCCAAACCCATTTACGGCAGTGTTTGAGGTCAAGAGGCTTCCAGTCGTGATGTGTAGTTCTAGAGGTATAATATTCGTAGACCTTATCTATAATCTCATCTAGGTATTCTGGGTCATAGTTAGATGTCTCAAGCTTTCCAATCTCAGTATCTTCAAATGTTTTGTGACCATCCTGTAGCGACTTCTTACACATCGCTGCCAGCTCAAGCACTTTATGAACGATAGTTCCTTTGTCTGCTTTTTTACCTGAGCTACCACGCCACCCTAGAACATACTCGTGGTAGTATTGCATAGGACACATCCTATGAGAATTAAAAGAACTGCTTCTAAAATATACAATCGGTATACTCATTATTTCTCCATTGTTGGTAGGACGTTTGGTAAGTGCTCTATAGCCTTGTGAATCATTTTGAGCTGTTTCTTGATGCTCATATCTTTATTGTCAACCACAGAGTCACACAGAGCGAAACACTCTTCGATCTCTTTTTCGCTAGAGTGTTCGTCCGCTTTGCTGTATGGGTCTCTAGTCAACCCAAGGACAAAGCCTCCTATTTTTTGAAGAGAAGAAATCTCATTCTTAAATCGAATGTCGCAGATAAGAGCTACTTCTGGCTTGTCTTTCTTAATTTTGCGTAGTAGACTATTGATCCAAACATTAGGGTCTAGCTTTCTGAAGATGTCTGTGCCGACATACTGCAAGACCTCTCTTGCTGTCATCTTTTGCGACTTGATTTTTTCATTAGGGTGCGGAAGAGAACCCCACTGGATCAATGTTTCAGAGTTCTTCTCCTTGTCTGTTCCATATGCTTGATTATATTCTAGCCCAAGAACACTAACGCATAAATCTTTTAAGGTATCTGCAAGCCCATATATTTTTACAAACTTACCCAGATTATCAT